GCCAGCGCCCATCGAGAATTGCGTGTTCTGAAATTTGCCCGAGCTGACGCCGGAACCGCCGAACAGCGTCGGCAGCACCTGAAACAAGCTGGACAATGTGCTCATCGTCGGATCGTTACCGCCGGTAAGCCAGTTTTTAAGCGGGTTGATGACCGACAACTGGATGGCGAGCTGGATTACTTCGGACAAGACGGCATTGGCGATGTCGCCGAACTTCGCCATTTCGATCTGGCCGGTCGCGAAGGCTTCCGTGATCCCGGCGCCGATGCGGTCGAACGCCTGTTCGCCGAAATTGACCAGCACCTCGCCGGACTGCTTGATCTTGGTGGTGAGACCATCGACCGCGACATGCTCCTTTTCGAGCTTATCGATGAATGCGCCCATCGGGTCGATTTGCGCGCGATAGCTTTCCTCGAGATTCCGCATCGCGGTCTCGTAGCCGCCGGTGATCTCGATGCCGTTCGCCATGGCGACCAGCAGGAGGCCCTGATCTTCCTCCAGCTTGCGCGTCGCGGCTGCGACGGGATCCAGGCGGTCGACCAGCTTCTGCGCGGCGTCCGCCTGCGACTCCTGGGTCTTCATCCAGGCGTCGTTGATCTTCATCACCTCGGCGGCATAGCGCTCAGCCGCCTTGGCGGCGGCGTCGGTCGCCGCCTCGGTCTTTTTCAGCTCGCCTGACCAGTCGAACGGTGTGCCAATGCTTTGGCCGAAATACTTCCGGCCGTCATCGAAGGCGCCAAGCTGGGCCATCTCGGCAAGGATCAGCGCGCGCTGTTGCCCGGCCGCCGGGTTCAGCCGACCCTTCAACGCCTGCTCAAGCTCAGGCGTGACGGTGGTTGATCCGCCCAGGATGTCGGCCTCGCGAAGCCGCGCGAGGCGGTCCTGCACATCGGCCTGAGACGACGTATCTATCGCAGCGAGCTGGCCTCGCAGATTGGCGATGACCGCGCGGTTCCATGCCGCGAGCGCGGCGGCAGTTGTCGGACCACGCTTGATGACGCCTTCCATCGCCTCGATGGTGCGCTCCAGCTTCTCGGTCCACGTTTCCAGCTTCGGCGCTGCATCCTCTGCCTCATTGCCAAGATCCAGGAACGCGGTCGCCAGCGCGCCGACCACGGCACCGGCGGCGCCGATCACGGCGCCCCACGGCCCGAACATGCTGATCAACTGCGTGCCTTGCTGGATGAAGGCCCGCATCGGGTTCGTGCCGGATGCGATCTGGACCGCGAAGTCGCCGACCTGGAAGCCGGCCTGCTGGATCGCGGAGCCAAAGTTCCGAGCGCCGGTCGCCCCAATCGCACCCTGCCGATTGAAGCGCGCAACCTGCTGGTCGAAATTCGTCGTCGCCTGCGCCAGCGCGGCGGCCCGACGCTGCGCCGTGCCGATTCCTTCTTCCTCCGCTCGCGCTACTGCCAGGATTTGACTCGCCAGCCTTCGCTGCGCCGCCTCCAGCGGATTGATGCGGGCTTCGATGCGGCTGAAATCATCCGCCAACAGCGTGTTGGCGGCATGCGTCCGCTTGGCGGCGTCCTGATATTGGGCGTCGTCCAGGCCGAGGCGATAGACGGCGGTTGAAACAACGTCAGCCATCAGTGCCGCCCCTTGCCCTTCGCCTGCGCCTCAGCCAGCTTCCGCTGCCGTTCCTGCTCTTCGATCCGCGCGCCGAGCCAAGCGCCGCCGATGCGCATGATCGTGGTGTATTCCCAGCGCCTCAGACGGATGCCGGTGTTGTGCTGCCAGGCCATGATGTCGAGATTGCTGGCGCGGTTCGGGGCCATGCCGTTGACGGCGCGGCCGGCGTGGATTTCCTGCCAGTAGCCCCACAGGTAGGCGAGTTGGTCCGGTAGTTCCGGGCCATCCAGTCGCGCCGACCGGAAGCCTTGCCGAGACGCGGCCTCCAGGTGCTGCCTGCGGGTCGCGCCATCGGCCTCGATGCTGTCCAGCCCGAATTGATGCTCCGCGAACGCGACTAGCTGTTCGCAGAGCGCAGCAGAAAATTTGCGCGGTCACCGAGGAAGATCAGCGCCTGGTCTTGCAACCACCTCATGCGGTGGTTGGAGAAGAGCTCAAAGGCGTTGGCTTCGGAGAACGGCACGTCGATGGGATTGCCGTCGAAGTCGACCAGATACCAGCCGCGCGCCAGATGCGCGAGGCGCCGGCAGCCGGCATCGAACAACTCGGCTGTGGTCATCTTGGCGCGCATGGGATTCGCGGCGCGCTCTTCGGCTACCTTGCGGTCATAGGCGATGCAGGCCTCGCTGTCAGTCGAGAGCAGGTCCAGATAGGCATGGACCGGAGGGGCCTTATCGTCCTCTTGCTTCAAGATGAGCGGCTTCAGCGTGTGGGGATGGCAGATCGGCATGCGCGCCGGGGTGTCGACCGGCAGCGCCAGGGCATCGAACTTGGAGGACATTTTGGGTTCCTTGTCGGAGGAAGAGCCGGAGCGCCGACACGCTCCGGCCCTCGTTCGCGGTGAGGCGAACGTCCGGCCAGAGCCGGACTTGGGCCGCCTGGTCGGAGCGGTTCGGTTAGGCCGCGGCGCTGTCGATCAGGCCGAGCGACGTGGAGTCGTAGCCGGTGGTCGTCGGCTTCAGCAGGGACTGGAATGGCAGCGTGATGGGCAGGCTGCCCTCACCCTGCAGCGGCAGGTTGGCGCCGGTGAATTTGACGTTGGTCATCGCCATCGCCATGAACGGCGAATTCGCTGCCGACGTGGTCGTCAGCATCAGCAGGATTTCGACAACGGTCTCGTCGCTGAAGGCGTTGAGGAACGTGGCGTCTTCGAACAGCATCGTGGCCTGGCCGGTCACCACCGAGCGGCCGAGGGAGATTTCCGGGACGAAGTCCTGGCCGGCCACTGGCGGCGCATCGATCGCCATCTCAAGGTTCACATCGATGCCGGTCAGCACGCCGACCTTGACGCCTTCGTGCATGACGACGCCGTTTACCGCGGCGGTGATGCCATCGGTGCCTGCGGCGGTTGGGGACGAGAAGAATGGAGAGGAGCCGGCCGTCAGGATGGTCTGCTTGCGGCCCGTGATCGGGAGGCTGATCGTGTTCAGCCCGGTCGCCGGCATGCTGAAGCGCGCGCCGGTCACTCGGCATTCCGTGAATAGCTGGGTGATGTCGCTGTCCTGGTGGAAATGCTCAAATGCCCATAGGCGCTTGACGTGGCTGGACGTCGGGATCGTGATCTTGGTCCCGACGCGCGTGACGGTGAAGCTGGTATCGGCCGTCATGTCGTCCGGCGCCGGATAGACGAAGGCGTCGACGGTGCTGAGCGCATAGATCAGGAAGTTCTTGGCGTTGTTGTCGGCGTCGCTGAGATTGGCGAAGCGGATCACGTCGCCGACGCGGAAGCCCTGCGCCGCCCAGGTCGAGCCGCCGACCGTGAACTTGCTGGTCGAGTTCGCCGCCGCGACGCTGGTGAAATCGGTGTTCGACTTGTCGAACGTCGCGACTTTGGTGGCGCGGAACGCCGCCTCGATCAGCGGGAAATAAGTCGCCAGCGACAATTCGCCGGTGATCTCGCCCTGCACCCGGCGCGTGCCATGCCGCATGTCGGCGACCTGGCGGTCGGTGCGAATTTCGGCCGACTGGTAGGTGTCCTTTTGCAGCGTCAGTGTCGAACTGACGCGCCGCAGCTCTTGGCCGCCAGACGACCCGGGATCGCTCGCCGGCACCAGTTCGGTGTTGGACGTCATCGACGTCGCGGTGTGGATCTTGTATGCGACGCGGGTTGCGACGCCTTCCTGAAGCGGCATTGCAGGGCTCCATCAAAAGAAAAAGCCGCCCGGGCGGGTGGCTGTCTGGCGGTCAGATCGTTGGGCGGTCAGCCCGTCTTGTCGTAGTGCAGCGTGACGACCACGGTGCATGCGTGGGCGTATGCGCCGTCCTCGCTCTTGCCGGTCATCGGCAGCGGCTCGGCGGCAAAGCATGACATCGTGCTGTCGCGATATCCGCGGAATAGGGCCGCGATGGTCTCGCCCCAGCCGTCGGCCTCGGCATCGCCCCAGCCGACCGGCACGAAGATGTGGACCAGCAACTCGCCTTCGCTGCGCTGGAGATTCTGCCCTCTGCCGCCCCCGAAGCCCGCTATGAACGGGCGGTCGAAATCCACTTCCACGAAGGCAAACGGTGCCGGGGTGTCCGGCAGGTCGGTCGTCTCGCGCTGGTAGCGGATCGTCAGGCCGGAGATCGGGTTGGCGTCGAAGCGCGCCCGGATCGCCGCCTTGACCTCTGCCAGCGTCGCCATCGTCACAGCACCCTGATTTCGAGGGCCGGCGCCCGCACCTTGCTGCCTGGCTTTTGGTTGCGCTTCTTTTGGAAATGCTTGCCGGCCGGGCCGAACTTGCCGCTGGTGTAGTGGCTCGCCAGCTTGCCGCGGACCGTGTAGGCGACCATCGGATCGATATACGTGAACGTTACCCGGACCAGATTGCGGTATGGGCGCATCGCCGGTCCCTTGGCGACCCGTTCATAGATGCGGTTCGGCACTTGGATTACGAAATCCCGCCCAGACTTGGTCTTGCCGATCTCGATACGGCGCGCATAGGCGATCGGGTTGGCGACATGCACGACGTCGCCGCGCTTCAGCTTCGGCGGCAGCGCATCGACGACGGCGCCGTTCAGGAAGATCAGATGGCTCAGTTTGTAGTCGCCGCTTTGGACCGGGCTGGCGGCCTCAAGGGCTTGGATGGCCTTCATGACGATCTCGCGGCGATAGTCGAACAGCGCCACGATCGGGCCGGGAATGCGGACGCTCTCCAGGTTCGCGTTGCCGGGCTGGTTGGCGTAGA